TGCGACGAGAAGGGCGCGCGACTGTTCGCAGACACCGAGGTTGATGCCGTGGGCGATCTGCCCGCATCGGTGCTGGACGAACTGTTCACCATCGCGCAGCGTCTGTCTGGCCTGTCGTCGAACGATGTTGAGGAACTCGCGGGAAACTCCGAGGGGGCGGCGCAAGACGCTTCTACTTCCGACTCGCGCTAGCCCTTGGATGCACGGTCGGCGAACTGCTAGACCGCATCGACTCTGCTGAACTCACCGAGTGGATCGCCTTCGACTCTGTCGAGCCGATCGGTGCATGGCGTTCGGACTATCAGACTGGGCTGATGTGTGCGCTGCAGGCAAACATGAACCGCCGCCCGGGCAAGAAGCCGTTCGAGCCGAAGGACTTCATGCCGTTCATGCCCAAGCCCGAGCAGGACATCGGTGAGGCGCAAGAGGCGTTCCTTGCATTCGCGCAAGCCTTCAACGCCAAAGCCAAGCCGCAATGACTGTCGCGCTATGAAACGCGAACCCACGCACCTATCCTGACCACATGGCGACAGTAGGCAATCTATTCGTCAACATCGGTGCCTCCACGCAAGGTCTGGAGAAGGGCACGCAGAAGGCGCGATCGCTGGTGAAGTCGCTGAAGAGCGACATCAGCGGTTCGCTGTCCAACATCCCCGGCCTCGGCGGCATCCTCGGCCCGATCGAAAAGGTCTTCCAAGCCATACAGGGTGTTGCAGGCAAGTCGAAGGCAGCGACGGCCAGCGCAAAGGATGCGGTAGCCGCAATCGAGAGGGAGGCAACCAAAGGCGTTGAGCGCGTTGCCTCATTGCAGACAAAACTGACTGCAGCCACAGCCCAAGCGACGAAGGCACAAGGCGATCTCAATGCAGGCGCGAAGTACAGCAAGATGCTGTTTCAACAGCGCGACATTGAAGGCACGCTTTCACGAATCAAAGATCGAGTCGCAGCAGCGACAGCCGAATACAAGAAGGCGCAAGAGCAGGTAGTGAAGTCGGCCAGCAGCGTCGCCGTCGATGGCGCGAATCAACGCCAATACGCTGCACTTGAAAGACTTACCGCGCTTGCTCGCGAGCGCGTCCGAGTTGAGAAAGAGTTGAGTGCGGTCGCGTCAAAGACTGGACGAACCAAGTCTGTGCTTGAGAGTCGCGGAGTCACGATTGGGCGTGATGGTGGTGTTGATCGCGCTGCATTGCAGAAGGCGGCTGACACCAGCCAAGGCGTGGTCAGTGGGCTGCAGACCAAACTTGGTGAAGCCAAAGGCGTGGTCGCTGGACTGCAGAGCAAACTTGATGGCGCGAAGGCAGCGGTCAAGGAAGTTGGTCGCCTGTCCATCACGAGCGGTGCGGGAGTCGCGTTCCTAGCAGGAGGCATGCTCGCAGCCACGGCCAGCGCGATTGGATTGACCATCGCGATGGCAAAGCAGGCGAGCGAGCTGAACGATCAAGCGATTGCGCTCGGCATCAGTTCGTCTGCGTTGACTGGTCTGCGTGACTCGATGGCGATGATCGGCGTTCCAGCAGGTGTTGCCGAAAGTTCGATGCAGCGTCTGCAGATCGAGTTGGAGAACGCACTTGAGGGCAGCGAGGACGCGGCTGACAAGTTCAAGCGACTCGGCATTGACATCAACTCACTCAACGGAAAGGACGCGGCGCAGACACTTGATGTCGTGCTTGGCAAGATCGGTCAGTTGGGCACGCAAGGCGCGAAGGTCAAGTCGCTGCGCGATCTGTTTGGTCGTGGCGGCATTGGTATGGCTGCGGCCGTCAATGCAACCGCCGCTGAACTGGCAGAGGCCAAGACGATTGCAGAGTCGTTGAAGTTGCCAGACAGCATGATCTCTGGGCTTGATCAGACATCGGATCGAGTCGATGCGATGTATCGCGCCTTTGACAACCTGAAGATGATGTTCGCGAGCGCGTTCGGGCCAGCGGTGCAGGGCATGGCTGACTCGTTGCGCGAGATGATGAGCAGCGACTTCAATGGCATGCTCGGCGGGATGCAAGCAATCGCCGTAGCAGTGGCATTCATCTATGACATCATCGCACTCATCTTGAATGCGCTGCGACTCGTCTGGAACATCATTCAAGCCCTCGGTGGTGTGATTGTCACGATCTTGGTTGGAGCGTTCACCATGGTTCTCGGTGTTATGCAAGCAATCGTCTACGCGATGGAGTGGCTGATTGGTGCTGGGCATGACATCAGCGGACAGATTGGAAAGATTGTCTCCGGCTCCGTGGACACACTCAAGGAGGCGGCGAAGGGTGCAGGTGGAGATGTGATGGAGGCATTGGGCGCAGGCATGGATGCGTTCGTACCAGATGCGACGATCGCTGTTGCCAAGGGAATAGCGAATGGATACACGAACGCAAAGGCAACGGTCGAAAGCAATCCGCTCATTCCGAAGGTCGACAACAAGGAAGCGACCAAGCGTCTTGAAGACCTCGGCAAGATGATGGACGACCTGCGCCTTGAGGCATCGCAGTTGGGCATGACCGATGACCAGAAGAAGTTGGGCGAGATGCAGCGACTCGGTGCGAGCCCCGCGCAACTCGCAGAAGCGCAGGCACTGCAAGAGAAGATCGCGCTCTTCAACGAGCAGCAGAAGATCGCGGAGGATGTGAAGGGCATCATGGACGATCTGCAGCAGCAGGCTGATACCGCGCTGATGACCGAGAAGGAGAAGTTGGTCTACAAGTTGAAGCAGGCGGGTGCGGATCAGCAGGCGATCAACGATGCGCTGCTGCTGAACGCGGCCATTGAGGAGCGCACGCAACTTGCTGAAGGTCAGAAGGCGTGGGGCGACTTCATGAAGGGCTTGGACAAGTCGCTGATGGAAGCGACGACCAGTCGCGAGCAGCAGATCAGGCGACTGGCAGAGGCTGCTGGGCTGCTCGGCAAAGACCTCGACGATGCCGTGACGAAGGCAATGGAGATGGAGAGCGCGATCGCAGCAGCAGAGAAGGCCAAGAAGGATCAAGAGGACATCGCAAGCACCTTGTCGAATCTGCAGGACGAAGTGCGCAAGTCACAGATCGGCGATGTGGCCTTTGAGCGAGAGAAGTTGGCGCAGAAGGGCGCGACCGACGCGCAGTTGCAGCAGTTCGATCAGTTGCAGGCGCAACTCGCAGTGACGAACGGCAAGAACGGCAAGCCCGACGAGGCGCAGTCAATGGTGCAGTCAATCGACACGGCCTTCGGACAGTTCAAGTTCGCTGGCGATCAAGGCGATCAGATGCTGTCGGAGTCCGTTGCGCAGACCGACCTGTTGAATCGCATCGCGACCGCGACCGAATCTGCGGCCGTTGCACGCCAAGGCGCAGCAGGAGCCACAAGCGCGATGGCAACGGACGGTAGCATGCAGCCCGTCATGGTCGAAGCGAATCGCTACCTCGCGCAGATCGCACAGAACACCGCAGCCTTCGCAGGAGTGCTGAACTGATGGCGTACTACTTGACCAATGAGAGTTTCAAGTATTCGGAGGTCGATCCGTCCGGCTCGATGACCTTCATCGTGACTGGCGAGACATCAGCAGAGGATGCTGCTGCTGCACCGGGATATACACCGGGCGACGAAGGCACCATCAGGACCGATCCGTTCTCTGGCATCAACATGATCTGCCAGTCCGTCAATGTGCAAGCGATTCAAGACAGCGTGGGTGCATACACCGTCACGGTCGAATGGGGAGCGCAGCAAGGTCTTGCTTCATTCGTGACTGTGCAGAGCGATGTGGGCGGAACATTCGTTGATGTTTGGCGCAGCACAGGTCTGCCATCGGGTGGAACGCCAAGCGGCAGCGACATCGCTGGAACAAAGTTGGACAGCGCAGGCGAACCAGTCTCGCAGTTCATCTGGCAGACGACGCTCCAGATATCTCGCCGCTATGACAACTCGACCAACCCAGTGCCGTGGAACAACATCTGGTCGAACCTTGGCAAACGGAACAGCACGACGCTTGAAGGCGCAGCCATCGGTCAGTTGCTCTTCAAGGGAGTCAAGGTCAGCAACATCGGAAAGTGCGTCTGGGAAGTGCAGTTCGACTTCGTTGGCGATCAGTTCTACCACCTGCGCCAAGTGCCGACGCGCGAGTCTGATGGTCGCGTGCAGCTCGATGCGAATCAGGCACGCGAAGTCAAGTGGTTTCAGCCGTTCCTCAGCACGGCGAACTTCTACACCATGCTCGGCTCGTACAGCGTCTGCGCTGACTGACCATGCCAATCAAGCCAGAGATCACCAAGGGCATCGGCGCACTCACCCCGGATGCGTGGCGACAGATCGTCTCCGCGGCGAAGTTCGTGAGCGAGTTCGGTCAGCAGTTGAAGGTCCTCGCCGCGAACGGAGCCAG